GCCATCTAACATGTCCGCGATTGATTTAAATTGGGACACGGTTAATACTATTCAAGAATTCACCATCGATTGGCAATATGACTATTATTACCACCCAAATGCCAAAATCGGCAAGGCAGCTTAATCTTAAATTAAAAAATATATTATGAAGTTATTTGGATTTAATATTGAGAGAGATACAAAGCCAGACATCCCAGCTCTGGCATTTCCCGAAAATGAAGAAGGTGCTGTAGAAGCCACCTCCGCTGGAGGTGCGTTTGCTTCCTATTTAGATTTAGAAGCAACTGCTAAAACTGAATCTGATTTAATCATGAAATATAGGGAAATGATTGAACACCCCGAATGTGATATGGCTGTTGAAAATATTATTCAAGAAGCTATCATCACAAATCAAAATAGAAATCCAGTTGAATTAGATTTAACAAAAACGGATTTATCTAAAGGTCTACGAAATAGAATTGATGAAGAGTTCGATATCATTTTAAAAATGCTCGATTTTAATAATCAAGCATATGATATTTTTAAAAGATGGTATATTGAAGGTAGGGTATATTATCATGTAATGATTGATCCCAAAGAACCTCAACAAGGAATAAAGGAGCTTAGATTAATAGACTCTCTTAAAATTAAAAAGGTTAGAGAAATAAAACCAGACCCTAAACATACACCTAGTGTCTTTAAATTACCAAAATTTCATGAATATTATCTATTTAATGATAAGGGTTTATTGACCCCAAGTCAACTGGGCGTTAAAGTAGCACCAGATTCTATTATAATGGCTCATTCAGGAGTAATGACTAAAGATAAAAAATATGTTATTTCTCATTTGCATAAAGCTATTAAAGGATTAAATCAATTAAGAATGTTGGAAGATGCAGTTGTAATTTATAGAATTGCAAGAGCACCGGAACGAAGAATTTTTTATATTGATGTAGGCAATTTACCTAAAATGAAAGCCGAACAATATCTCAAAGATATTATGACTCGGTATAAAAATAAATTAGTTTATGATGCCGCCACAGGTGATATAAAAGATGATAGACGACATCAATCGATGTTAGAAGATTATTGGCTTCCTCGGAGAGAAGGAGGAAGAGGAACAGAAATAACTACTTTACCTGGTGGTCAAAATCTAGGTGAAATGGACGATGTTGATTATTTCAGAAGGAAATTATATCAATCATTAAATGTCCCTTTGTCACGATTAGAAGCAGATACTCCCTTTGTATTAGGCAGAGCATCTGAAATTAGTAGAGATGAATTAAAATTTTCAAGATTTATTGATAGAATTAGAATAAGATTTTCACATTTATTTTATCAATGCCTGGAAAAACAATTAATTCTTAAAAATGTTATTCATACATCGGAATGGAATAAATTAAGAGAAACAATCAGATTTAATTATGCATTGGATAATCATTTTGCTGAACTAAAATCTCAAGAATTACAGACCGATAGATATAATATGATGAGGGATGTTGAAGAATTAGTAGGAACATATATATCTAAACAATACGTTAAAGATAACATATTAAGACATACGCCGGATGAGCAACAGAAAATAGAAAAAGAAATAGAAAAAGAGGCTAAGGAAGCCGAACAGGATGGTCAGGAAATACCACCACAAGTACCTGCTCCACCAGCAAATGATCCGGCAAACAGAATTAATGTACAACCCGGACAACAAATGCCTCCTCCCGAACAACCGGCGCAACCCGAAGAAGTTAAACCGGAAATGCTTACAGGAGGAAGATTATATAGTCTACCTAGAAGGAAAAGTGTTGGAAAATAGAGGTAGAGAAACCATAGCGGATATGATTGACGATATACTGTGCGGAAGAGAATACAAAGCTCGTGACAGAGCATTAGATGTTTTAAAAGATAAAACCTCGAGTCGCATAGTGGAATTAAAAAAAGATTTTAATTCTAATTTGTTTGATAAGGAAAAATCGATATCATAACCGAAGAAATCGTATAAATAAACATAACAATTCTAGTTAGGATATTTAACAATGAGAATGATTAAAGCCCTAGGAGCATCAATACCGGCAGAGGTACAAACCGGCGCAGGTGGAGATGTAGGTTCTGCAACGTGCGTTAGAGCATTTAATAATACAACTACTAATCATCTTGTTACTGTAGAATCACCAGTAGGTGGCGGCACATTAAAAGGTAGCTTTTATTTAGCGGGGGGCGCAAACGCATTTATTGAAAAAGATCCTTCGGATTGGATTTTCGCGGCAAATGCCGGTGTATTACTAACCAAAGTTGCCCTCAGATAAGGAATTAAATGAAACTCATTTGCGAATTAATGGAAGACGTTGAAATGCTTGTAGAAAAGGACGAATCTACAAATCAAAAAAATTACTACATTAAAGGTATATTTTTACAAGCAGAACAAAAAAATAGAAACGGACGGGTCTATCCATTAGAAACTATGCAAAACGAAGTATCTAGATATGGGAAACAATATATTGATACCAACAGAGCATTTGGAGAATTAGGACATCCGGATGGACCAACTATTAATCTTGAAAGAGTTTCACATATGGTTAAGGAACTTAAACAAGATGGCACAAACTTTGTTGGAAAAGCAAAAATTATGGAAACTCCGTATGGTAAAATTGTTAAAAATTTAATTGATGAAGGTGCCAAATTAGGAGTAAGTTCGAGAGGAATGGGATCGCTAAAAACATTAGGTGGTTCCCAAATAGTACAAAATGATTTTCATCTTGCAACAGCTGGAGACATTGTCGCTGATCCTTCTGCTCCCATGGCCTTCGTAGAAGGCATCATGGAAGGTAAAGAATGGATTTGGAATAATGGGATTTTAAAAGAAACAGTTGTTCAAGAAATAAAAGATGGAATAGTTAGAGAATTTATTAAGGTTAAGCCGAATAAAGAAATCTTAGTTTCATCTTTTGAAAAGTTTATGTCTAGGCTTTAAAATTATAAATAATAGTAATAATAAATATTCTAAAAGATATAGGAGAATGCAAATGTCTGAACAAGAAACTGCCGAGCAGCAGACTCTTGCCACAAGTGTGAACGAACTAGAAACATTAGCTCAACAAGCATTAGAATTAGACGGCGAGGCAAGGGAAGAGCTCGTTGAACAGATTAAATCAAAATGCGAAGAAGAAGGGCTATCGGCCACTGAGACTGATGAATTGTTGGAAGAGATAGGTCTTGTTCAGGAAGCACGTAAGGTTCAAGAGGACAGTAAAAATCAACCCGGACCTGGTAAAGGTGGAAAAGACGGCGAAGGACCCAAAGGCGAAAAAGCCGCGGATGTTTCACCGCCTGCTGAAGTTAAAGGTTCCGGAACTGCTATGGGTAATCCCGTTAAAGGAAAAGCTAAGATGTCTGATAAAGGCGAACCAATGGCTAAAGTAAAAGAAGAAGATGAAATGCCAAAAACCAAATCTGGTATGATGGCAGCTGTCTATGAAAGACTAGGCAAGCTGAAAAAAGATCAGATTGCAGCGCATTATGAGTCTATTCTTAGTTCTCTAACAATTCAAGAAGGTACAGACGAAGAAGATACTAAACCACTTGACGTTCAAGATGATATTGATGCGTTAACCGAAGGTGAAGATCTTTCTGATGCTTTTAAAGAAAAAGCAAGTACCATTTTCGAAGCAGCTGTTCAAGCTAAAGTTAATCAAGTTGTGATCGGGAAAGAACAAGAACTCGAAGAGCAAATGCAAGAACGATTAACTGAAGAACTTGATACCTATATACAAGAAATTGTAGAAAAAGTTGATAATTATCTCAACTATGTTTCCGAAGAATGGGTAAAAGATAATCAATTAGCCATCGAAAAAGGAATTCGCTCAGAATTGACCGAAGGATTCCTCGTTGGACTAAAAGATCTGTTCACAGAACACTACATTACAATTCCAGATGAGAAGGTTGATGTAGTAGATGATCTATTCGATAAGGTTGAATCCTTAGAATCAGAACTGAATGAACAAGTTAGTAAAAATGTTGACATTCAGTCGGAACTTACAAAAGTTAAAAAAGAAAAAGTTTTATCGTCACTGACGAAAGACCTTACTGAGACCCAGAAAGAAAAAGTGGCAGAATTAGCTGAAAATGTTGAAGCTGAAGACGCAGAGGACTACGAACAAAAAGTCGAAGTTCTTAAAGAAAATTACTTTCCTTCGGAAGATAGGAAAGTTGCTCTGGTCGAAGATATTGAATCACAAAATAATGACGAAGAAAGCGAAAAAGCACCCATACAAGAAGGTATGGAACACTATATGTCAGCTATTTCGAGACATGTTAGATAATATTTTTTTTAAATTTAAATTTACTAAAATACATACAGGAGAATAACAATGTATTTGTCTGAAACCTTACAAGAAAAATGGGGTCCCGTACTCGACCATCCTGATCTTCCTCCTATTAAAGATTCTTATAGGAAAGCAGTAACAGCTGTTTTGTTAGAGAATGAGGAAAAATCAATTATGGAAGAAGGCGGATCTACTATTTTATTTGAGGACGCTCCTGGGAACGCAGTTGGTGCCGGAATGGGTACTACAGCTGGAAATATTAAGGGTTATGACCCTGTACTTATTTCCTTGGTTCGCAGAAGTATGCCTCTCTTAATCGCATACGATGTTTGCGGTGTTCAACCTATGACAGGTCCGACTGGCTTAATTTTCGCCATGAAGTCCCGTTATGCAAGTCAAACTGGTTCAGAAGCACTTTTCAGTGAAGCTGATTCTGGTATTTCTGGTGGTGACGCTGCAGCTACATCCGCACATACCGCTAATGGTAACCCAGCGGCTGCCGCTTCAAGTTCAACTGCATATCTACCTGGTCGTGGAATGACTACGGCACTTGGTGAAGCACTTGGCGATTCGGCTGCAAATGCTTTTGCTGAAATGGCCTTCTCAATCGATAAGGTAACTGTTACAGCGAAAACACGCGCACTCAAAGGTGAGTACACAATGGAACTCGCCCAAGACCTAAAAGCAATTCATGGTCTTGATGCTGAAACTGAACTTTCAAATATTTTGAGTTCAGAAATTTTGGCAGAGATTAACCGCGAAGTTATCCGCACAATTTATGGTAACGCCAAAACTGGTGCCCAGAACAACGTAGCCACTGCCGGAACATTCGATATGGATGTTGATTCAAACGGTCGTTGGATGGTTGAAAAATTCAAGGGACTGATGTTCCAGATTGAGCGCGAAGCTAATGCTATCGGGCACGACACACGTAGAGGAAAAGGTAATATCCTTATGACTTCTTCGGATGTTGCTTCCGCATTGCAAATGGCTGGTGTACTTGATTATACACCTGCTCTTTCCGGTAACGATTCCTTGAATGTTGATGATACACAATCAACTTTTGCTGGTACTCTTAACGGTCGTTATAAAGTATATGTTGATCCATATGCAACAATCCAAGATACAAATTGGTTTGTACTAGGATATAAAGGTTCTAGCGCATATGATGCAGGACTTTTC